AACGCGAACCACGGGAAACCCCCAGTCAATTAAATACTGCTCAATCTTTGCCGCAACGTCGCGGTTAAACACGCCTTCAAAGAACCAACCGTAACCGTGGAACTTTGCGTTGTTATGCTGAGCGCACTTTGATGGGTAGGTGGTATAATTGTAAGGTAATTTTTTCTTTGCGTCAATGCCTCCGTGACCCGCGTCGAGGAAAACACAAAATTTAGATGCTTTCATATTTTGATATTTTTAAGGGCGATGCAAGTCAATGCACCGCCCTGTAAGCCGCATAAGGTAGCGAATCGTCTGCGCCTATAATTTGAATCCAATCAATGCGAAAGCCGCACCTACGATTGATAATTTTGCTGGCAATTTTACCTCAATTTCCTTTCCAGCGCATTCCCTGGATGTCTCCTTTATTTTGTCCCAAATGATTTGAGCAAGTTGGATATATTCGCGCCAGGTGAATTTAACTTTGTTGCCCTCAAGATGAACGTTTATTTCACTTGCCAGCTCCGCAAAGTTCATTGAGTAACAAGCCACATCACCCATTGGTGACTTTATTCCATCTGCATTTTTCAATGCTTCTTTTAAATTAGTCTGCATATTATTTATTTTAACGATTAAAAAAACGTGTGATTAAAACGCCAAGGTTTACGCCTGTTATGCGTTTAATATTTTCCGAAATAGAATAAAGCTCCACCGTTGCAATTAAAAACGCTGCCATGTACGTTATGTTGAACGGAAGGGAAAAAGTATTTCTTGCACCCTCGAATATCAGGATGCCACAGAAATAAACGACTATTTTTTCCATTGTACGATAAAGGCCTTTGCTATTTATCTTTTGTTGCTCTTTCTTTGCTGCGAGGATTCCCGTAGCCATATCGGCAAAAACCACGAATACCGTAAATATCAAAAATCCTTTTATTGGTATGAAAAATGAAAATATCCAGCCGCAACAAATGGCATATGTTATTTTTTCCCATCCAAGATGCAAAAAGTTTATTAAGGTTGCTTTCATTGCTTTGTTTTTCTCAGGATTAATTTATTATCAAAGTCTTTGAAAACATTTGCCTTCGTTAAATAAATAACCATTCTATCGCCTTGATTGGGATAATTTAAAATATACCCATACGTGTCAGAAATAATAACCAAAGGTCTATTCAAAGATTCACCTATTTTAATCCTCAGGCTTCCCGCTTGATTTACAAATATTTCAGCCCCTGCCACAACCTTTGTTCCGTTGGCAATGGCTTGATAATTGCCTGTCCAAAACCTTTTAAATTGTTCTTGCAAATAATCAAATGAGCCTTGTATTTTTCCGTTGCTCAATGACTTGTCTAACTTGTTCGCACTTGCAATAAACTTGTTTTGCCTTTCAAGTAAATTTAAGGCATCAGCCATTTTACGGGAATCGTCAACCAGGTCATTAGTAAGAAAAGGGACAATGAGATTTGAATCAGCAAACACGGTTAAACTTGAATTATCCGCGTCGGTAATTTGCTTTACCTGCCAGACCGTGTCAGGGTCAATAAATACCTTTTTGATAATTATTGTATCCTGAGCAAAGGAATACAACGGGAAAAGGATAAGGAATAATATTTTTTTCATGTGTGTTTATTTAAAAGCAATCCAAAAGAACCCAACGGACACAGTATCTAAGCCTACTCCCGTGGTTGAATCGTATATTCTAAATTCTAAATTTGAAGAAGTAATGCCCCTGACAACTATAACATAACTATTTAATTGTGCAATGGTCGCAATAACTTTTGAAGGCGTGTAAGATAAACCATGAGCAACATTTATATTTCCGACACTATTAGTCGTTGCGGTTATTCCTCCTACTTTCATAACGCCACTTTGATTAATGTCAGTAACCTCCCCCACCACATTACTTCCATCTTTTCCAAGTAAACTTGTAGGCGTTGCCGTTACCGTGTTTATTCTTACCTGCCCATTAACATCAAGCGTCTTTGTCGGCGCGTTTGTTCCAATGCCCACCCTGCTTGTTGAGGCATCCACGAAAAGCATGTTTGCGTTGGCTTCACTTTCCACGCGGAAGTCGGAATCAGTTGAGCCCTCATTGAACACGGCTGAGGAATTAACGGTAAGCGGTGCGGACAATGTCGTTGCGCTTGTTACACCGAGGGTGCCGCCGATTGTAGCACTATTTATAATACTTAAATTACCTGAAGGTGTTATAGTCATTCGATTTGTTCTTACCGTTCCAAATCCTGTAAGAAAATTTAAACTACCAACATCAACTCCTACACCATCACCAGATGATTCAATCGATGCACCGTAATTTAAAAAACTACCATTATTTGAAGAAAATATTAGCTTTCCATAGCTTCCAGCGTCTGCTGAAGATAATCTTAAAATTGAATTACTACTTTTAGAAATACCTAAATCACCGCTTAATGTTCCCCCTGTCAATGGCAAATAAGTTGACGCCGCTGACCCTGTTGTAAGATAAGTACTTGAATCGACATCACCATTTGCTTTAAGAAATTGCGACGATGTACCACCTTGTTTTATGATTGTCCCAGCAGATAAAATAGGCGTTGAAATAACTCCCCCACTACCCATATTTAAATTACCATTTATATTAAGCGTTGCGTTCATTGTAGATTCAGTATTCAATGGAACATACGTTGAAGCCGCCGTGCCCGTGCGCAAGTAATTTGTAAGCATGGAAGCCGTGTCACTTGTTAACAATACAGCCGTTGTATCCCTCCAAAGTCCACCTTTATAATACAAAGATGAATTTTCAATAGGTGATGAAATAGCAACATCATGAAGCTCATTCAATTTATAACCCGATGCCACGCGTATTGCGATTGTTCCGTTATTTGCATGGCTATTTATACAAAAGCCAATAGGCATATCAAGATTTGGCGCAATGGGTTCAATATCTGTCCAAACACCTGCCACCGTTGGCGAAGGGTAAAGGATTGCGCCAGCCGCAAAGGTATCTGTGTTAACTTGTCGTATTTTGCCAAACGAAATAACATATCCATCCTCACCATCTGTCAAATCATGAGCCGTTATTCCAAGTAAATATTTTGCATCTATTGAACCATTGGCGATAAATTTAGCAACGGTTATTCTTCCACTCGAACCAACCGTGCCATTGGCGTAAACAAGGCTACCTTTGGTAATGGTTGCGCCTGTTTGATTCTTAACTAACCAAAAGTTTTTGAATCCTAATTCGTTTGGAACATTGTCATTTAATCCAAGCACCACCGTAGCCAAATCCGAATCCCAACGCATTTTTGCCGTGTCAACATTGTTTGTCGGTACATTGACATTGAAAAACAAGGAATCAACTGGTTGCGTGAAAGCCGCTGAACCACCGCCAATCAAGTTCCAAACGTTGGAAGTAAAATCAAACGTATAAAATTTAAGGTTAATGGTATCAAGAATAACCCAGGCGTTTTGGTTGTTTATCGGTTGGATGGAAGCCGTGTCGGACAATGCACCACGCCAAACAAGCCCGTCGCCCGTGGTTTGAAAACCAAGTCGTTGTTTGTTTAATGTGTTTGGGTACTGAGCAAAGAGGGTAAACGAAAGGAATATAAAAAGAATTGAAGGCAAAGTTTTTTTACCTCCAATCTTTCTAATTATGCTACTCCCCAGTTTAAGCAATACTTGTTCCACCAATATTTCACCCACGCGCCCCAATGTTTTTAAAAAACGTCTTTCTTTCTTTGGTTTTATTTCACTCATAGTACTATTCCCATTGTATTATAAATATCAAATATTTCTTCGTCCTCGTCGCAAGTTGCCTCAGGACAACCCACGGCGCTGGGGATAAATCCAAGAAGGTTCGTTGCGCAAGTGCATAAATAATCTTTGATTCTTTTCTTCTTTACCTCTAACCTTTGTAACAAAGTATCTTGATAAAATTTCAATCCTTCAACGCCCACGTTTTGCCCGTATTCGTTATCCAATGTATAAAGTCCATTTGTTCCAAGTTGCATCACCATGTAAGGCGCTGCCTCGTAAAGAACCGCGTTGGCGCAAAAGGATTTTAATTGGTCATTCCAAAGGTTTTGATAAGCCGTCGATGTAAACGCCGTGGAGCTTCCTTTGTCAGCAACAAGGGCATCGTAAAACGTTAAGCCAACGGCGGGAATTATCCAACGGTATTCCGCGTCTTGAATGTGAGGGCTTATCAATGACTTATCAAGGCGTATGTCAGCAGGCGTTGGTCTTGCAACACCGCCGCTTATGACCTCAGATGGTTGTATTAATTGGCTCATTTATTTCGATTGGTGAATAACCTAATATTTCCCTCTTTTCGTCTTGCGTCAAATTATCCTCAACCGCAATATCACCCATGAAAGACACGGGTAAAGTATTTGATATTGAGAATTGAACGTCTTTTAAGGCTGGGTTATAAAGCCCAATTTCGGCTAAATAAGGATTTATGATTTTAGATAACATCAAGTTTTGGCGCGGTTTGATAACCGTACTTTGTAAGTACTCCATTTCCTGACGTATCTGTTGATTGCTTCCAAGTTGCCCCGCGGTTGCGAAGCCTGCAAGTGACTTGCTCCATCTGTTCGCCACAACAATCGCCGAGGCTGCCAAGTTTTGCAAGTTTAAAAATTCGCCCTCATTTTCTTTTGAGGTCGGAATCCAATTTGCTTTTAATTTTTCGTCCCTTAGAACTTGTACAAATAACTTATGATTATTTGCCATGCCTGTGAACTTGCTTTCTATTCCTTCAACCAATTTCTTTGCCTCAGCTGGTGTAATTGAGCCGAAAAATTGCATGATACCCGAAGGCATGAAGCCGTTTTCAAATTTACTTGTATTAAATCGCTGAATCCTGTATTCCATTTCAGCCCACATCTTTGCGCCAATCCACTCAGGTAAGCCAAAGTAAAAATAGCCCGCCGCGTATTGCTTTACATGGATAACGCTTCTTTGCGTTCCGTCTTCAAATTTCTTAAAGTCTGGGTACATTGGTACCTCTCTAAATCCTTCGCTTTCATAAAACACGCCGTCGGTGGTAAGTGGCACTTCTTCCCAGTTGTCGTAAATGCCAACCGATTTTATAATCTGATCCGCTTCCGCTTTTCGAATACCAATGTTGTAAACGGGTACATGATAAATATAAGTAAATGGTTCGCTGCCTACTTTGCCTTTAACAATTTCGCAAAAGCTATTTCCAAAAGCATCATAGTCAAACGCAAGTTGAGCCAAAACCTCCTGCAGATTTTGACCATGTAAATTAACCTGTGAAATAACATCCTCAATTTCATTTAAAGAATCGTCGGTGATAACCTCACCCTTCATTGACGTGGTAAGCAATGTATTTGCCTTACCCTTCATGGGAATAAAGCCGTCACCGACAACCATATTTGTTTTATCTTCGATTATTCTTCGTAACGTCGGCGAATTATTTACAATGGCTATAAGGCTCTTTAAAAAGTCGTCTTTTTGCGTGAAGAACCTTACCCACTTTGCCCCTGTGAAATCAAGCCTCTCCCGTGACGGCTCGTTAAAAATATCCTCCTTTACAAGCATGGTATTGGAGGTATCTAAGGTAACCGAGGCAAGTAAAGGGCTTTGATTCCGTTTACTTACCCTGTTGTTCCTGTTCGGGACTGCCTGTATTTTCTTTAATTGTTGGCTCATAGCTTTTTTTCTCAGGGGTATAAATGACGTGTTGCCCAACGGTCTGAGGGCTTGATGTGTACCAAGCCCTCAATTCGTTTTGTGAAAGTTCGCCGATAGTTTTTCGAATAATGCCTGCTTTGCCCGAAAGGTCTGCCCCAACGTAAAGCATTTGTTTGCTTTTATCTCTAACTATCATACTTTTTATTAATCTAAAGCGCCCATTACTGTTGCGCCGTTAACAATAAACCTTGCTTTCTCCGTTGTTCTGCAAGTAATGGTAAGCGTCTCTTGGTTTGAATCGGTAAACAATGCACCCGATAAACCTTCCGCACTTGTCAACCTTGCAACCCTTTTCTTTGCCCCAATGGTTTCAACGCCCCAAATCCAATAGTTACCCGTGTTTTCAACGTGTACACAAACCAAGCCGCACGCCTGATTTGCCATGTCTTGAATAAGGTTTCTTAATTCCTGGTCGCGGCAATTTATAACTCCCGTTAAACTTTGCTCGATAGCTACCGACAAAGTATCAGGATCCTGCGTCACCGTTTCCGTGAATGCTCCTGAATTGTCCCTGAATTCAATTTCGTAAAATACGCCAGCCGTGGAGGTCATGGCTATTGCCGTGGTTGCTCCTGAGGCGTTGTTGGTAACGCTTGCGACTTGGTTAGCATTGGCAATGTAAAGTTTGCCAATACCACCTGCGCACGTTCCGTTAATACACTCATTAAGCCAACCGCTTGTTATTGCGCTCATTCGTTTTTTATTAGTAGCCTAAGCTAATTAATGAATGGTGAATATAATTAACGCCCATTTTGAAGCGTGCCTTGATATACACCTTTTCGTCCTTCTGGTCGTACCAAAGTTCCAAAGCCGTTTCAGGGCTTAACACGTCCGTCGCAAGCACCTTGTTTTGAGGCGTGGTATATTCAACGTAGTGAGGCTTTGTTGTTCCAAGTCCTGTTGCAATATCGTCCCAACGGAATTGAGGAATCACAGGAACGCCACGGAAGGTAAATTGCTCAACCCCGTTGATTAATTGCAATAAACCGTAGTCACCGCCACCGCCGTTTTCAATGTCCTCGCGAAGCTGAGAATAAACGCTTTGCGTAACATTGAATACCTTTTGATTGGCAGGTAAACCTTTCAACTGCAATGGTGCTTGGTCATACACCGCGCGAAGAATGCCAAAGCCGTCACCAGACGAAAGGTCAGAACCTGAGCCTGTGTTTGCGCGTGGTACTAAATCGTCTGCAACCAACTGAGGATAATAAACAGTCCAAAAACCATCAAGTGAATCAAAGTTAGGGTTATTACTTGACTGGTCGCCGAAGTAAGAAAGACGGGTAATGTCGTTTCTTATCGCCTGTTGTGTACGGGTTAAAAGAATGTTTTCAATCAATGTACCCGAAACATCTGGAAGTCTTGTGCCCGTTTTTAACAACTCTTCAAAAACGGTATCCTCAAATTCATCCCAGCACATTTCTAAATCAACCTTCATTTTTTCAACGTCGATGGTGCGCTGATAAATGTCAACCGAGCCAACGGGATTAAATCCGCAGCCTGAGTATTTACGTACAATGTTTTCCAACTGTTGAACGAAAACCATTTTCTTTTTATTCGCAACGTTACCAAGTACACGGAATTGTCCGCGTAAATCATCGTCAAAGAAAACAGGCTCTAAAAAAATGTTATTTGCCTCCGTACCTCTGAAAGATACGTCAAGTTGGCTTATTTCAACTAATGCCATTTGTTTTTAATTTTAAAGATTTGGGTAAGAAATGGTTGCAGACGTATTGGTAAGAACCAATGAATCTTCAATCACAAATGAAAACTCGGTTTTTGCTCCAGCCGCTGCCGTTGCAAATAACACCTTCCAATCGTTGCCTTTATTCAACGCCGTGGTTGTTATCTGTAAAATTGCCGTTGGTGCTGAGGATTGCCAGTTGGCGTAAGCCTCGTTACCTGATTCGTCAACGACGGTAACTTTGTAAAAATCACTTGCACTTGTTACGCCTGTCAACGGTGCAATGCTCAAGCGATTGCCAGCCGTGGAAGTGCCATAGGTTAAGGAAACGGGAATGCGATCCTCGAAGGTATCGATACCGTATAATTGCTCCGCGTTTATTCCTTGCGCGTTGGCATACGGGTTGGTGCGGTTTAAACTGTTTTGCCCGACGTATGTATTTGAATCGAGAAAACCATTGACGTTTGCTGTTGCCATTATCTTTGTGAGATTTTAGATTGAACTAATGAAGCGAAAGAATCAAAGTAACTCGATTTCGCTTTTGTTTCTTGAACCTTTTCATGGGCTGAGCCGCCCGAAGGAAGTCCAACGCCTTTTTTTACTTGCGCCCTGAGTGCAACCAATTCATTGCCCAATGTTTCAAGAACCGTTTCAATTTCATTGATTGAGTTCTTTTGTTCGTCGGTCTTTTTGTACATTGATTCCATTTCCTCTTTTTGCTTTGAGTTAATGGCATCCATTTCATCGGGTGACATTACAATGTAACCTTTCTCCTTTAACATGGAAATAGCTTTTTCGACTTCATCCATCTCAGGCTCCTCAATTACTTTCTCCTCCTCAATAACATTTTCCACCGTTGGAGTTTCGTCTATGCTATTAAGAAGGGATTTGATTTTTTCTAAAATAGAACTACCCATTTCATCTTCTTTTTTTGTGTTTGTTAATAATGCGGCTGGAACATTTAAGAACTTGTTTAGGCTATTTTGCAACGGTAACATATCTATGTTTTTTTCGCCAACTTTCACAATTTCATCAATGAAGCCAAATTCCAATGCTTCCTGAGCGGTCAGCCATGTTTCAGCTGCCATCATATTCGTAATAATTTCTTTTAGGTTCTTTTGGTCTCCTTTGCGTTTAATAACCGAAGCCGTGTAAATATCAAGTAACTTTGCTTCCATTTTGTCCAATAACTCAGCCGTTGCCTCAAGTTCGTCGGCGTTACCCATCGTATAACTCCAAGGGCGGTGAATCATCATGAAGGCGTTCTCAGTCATCTTAACATTGTCAGCCGCCAACAGTACAACCGTTGCAATACTCGCGACGAGTCCGATTCCTGTTGCCGTGGTTTCTTCGGGGTAATTTGCAACTAAGTCAGCAATACCCATTCCTTCGGTGACGCTGCCACCGCCTGAGGATATTGTTAAATTAATTGGTTGCCCGTTCGCCTGGTTAATCTTTGCCCTTACCGAGTTGTAAGAATTAACCGATTCCGAAATTTCACCTAAAATATCTATACTTACTTTTGCCATGTTTTTTGCTTTGTCCTTTTGAATCGCCTTGTATTTCGCCTCAGCCCAAACCCTCATAGCACTTCCACCCCATGCGTCGTACATTACTGAGCCGCAGATTTCAGACCCATCTTCATCAAAGTATTTCCCCTGGTCATACGTTTCCGCGCGGCTTAAAAAGGAATAAGTACGCTGAACCGTTTCTTCGCTTAATCCTTCACCGTTGGCGATTTGATTTGCCCGTTGCCAGCCGACAAGCGTTCCGCAGTCTGACCCATTCTTTTCCTTGTGGTCAAGTGCGCGTCGTGCGTTGTTTTTTGCGGCATCTGGATAATCGGCGTATGTCATAAAAGAAAAATAATTTATTTACAAAATTACTCGGTATCGTTTTTATCTTTTCTTTTTTGCTTGATTTGATAACCAAACCGCTCAGGGTGCTGAACCATGTTATAAACATGCTTCTTACTTATTCCCGTTCGTATGCTTATTTCCATCATGGCATCCATCTTTGAATCATTTGAATAAAGGCTATTTGGGTAAAGGTGCATGACCATATATTTCGCAACCGTCTTTTCCTTTACCACGTCGGTTTTAACGAGGAAGGAAATAAGATGAAAAAAACTGGGCGTAATACCTTCCTTTTGGCAAAATGCACTGTATTTATTTAGGATTTCATGCGTAAAATCCTGTAATAAATCCTCATTAATCATTTCAAATTCATCCATTTTCGTTCCAATATTGTACTATTTGCCTCATTTTACCGACTACTTTTGTCCGACACGCGGGACAATTTCGCCGCTCAGGCTCATAGTGATTAACAAAGTTGTTATAAACATTGAACAAATAATCCATATCATTTGGGTCAATGCTCAAAACCCTGTAAGTCCTGTTTACCGTGGCGGTAACTTGCGCCTTGTATTCCTCAGGTATTCGAGAACCAAGTTCTCCCCAAATGTTATCCGTTTTCATACAATTACACATTTATAAAGTGGCGTTTATTTTCAACTTGTTTCCCTCAGCAAGATCGCGCGCAATATCCTCACTCACAACGTATGCCTGCAACCTGTCAATCCTGTTGTTTATCGCGTCGGTCTTTGCCTCCATGACTTGTAAAAATTCATTCATGTTACCTTGTAAACTCATGCCTTGTATAGGTGGGTTAATCGGTGGAACCATGCCACCCTCCGCGAAACCTTTGATACCAAGTTTCCTGAACGTCGGAGAACCGCCTAATAAACTTTGTTGACGTTGATTCAATACAACCTCACCGCGTTTAACGTATGCAAGTACATTGTCACCATTTGACCGCGTTGGTATGTTTTGCTTTTGATTCACCCGTTGCCCTGTTACAACGCCACCTTCGGCAAGGGGCTGAGCGATAATCGTCGCAGTTTGTATGCCTGCGAAAACACCTGCGGTAATTGCTGAGCCAATAGTAAATGGCGGACCAGGTGGAACGGCTAAAGCCCTGTTTACCGCCAAAGCGCCCTGAATGATTGATTGCATAATGGCAATTTTCTTTTCAGCCTTCGCCGCCTTTAATTGCAATGCTTCGGCTTCTTTGTTTCTTGCGTCCAACAATGCTTTTTCTTGAACAATCTCTTTTTCTAATCTTCTCTTTTTTAATCCACTTGCCTTTTCTGCTTTGGCTTCAAGCGTTGCAATGTTTTCTTCTGTTAATTCAATTTGTTCGTTTAATTGGTCAGCATCCTTTTTAAAACGCGCTTGCTGAACCGTGGAGAAAAAGTCGGTTACTAAAGAAGCGGTTTGCAAATAAGTTTCGATTCTCTTTGCGCGTTCCTCTAAATCTTCCTCTTCCTTTTTTCTTTGTTCGTCCCTAAAGTCGTCTGCGTTTTTTGTAACCTCTTTAAATACTTTCTGAATATCTTCAACCTCCTTTTTTAATAACTCAGGCGGCTTTGTGGTCAACGGAAGCGTCGCAAGTTGCTCAGCGTTTTTCAAGTTGTTAAGCAAGTTACCACGCGTTGCATCGGCTAATATTTGGTTTTGTTGTTCAACCGCCGTTTTGATTTGATTATTAATTGCGTTCAACTTTACCGCAAGTTCTTTCTGTGTCCCCGATCCAACCACGGCGTTTGAAAACGCGCTTTGTAATTCGGAGCGTTGGTTTTCAAGTTCTGCAAGTGAACCTTCGGTGAATGACTTTACAAACTTTTCACCACCCTTTGAACCTGCCTTAGATGGGTTAAATTTTTCTAATTCCTTTTCAAGTTGTTTAATTTCTGATTCAACCTTTTTAAATTCTGGAGTACCAAAAACCAAGCTTCCACGCTTTTTCTTTTTATCGGCAAGCGCTTGATTTAATCCGTCTTCTGTATTTAATAACGCCGCCGCGTCTGCCTTACTTTTGTTTAACGCCGCCTCCCTTATTTTTTCAGCCCTTGCCTCATTTTCCAAAAAGGCTTTACCACCAACTTTATTTATATCATCCTGAAGTTTCTTTTCTGCATCAAGTTTCTTTTTATTCGCTGTTTCAACTGCCTTTAATTCTTTTTCACTATTCTTTGAAAAGCTTTTAGATATTATTCTTGAACCTTCATCGGCTATAAATTTAATGGCGTCGTAACCTTTTCCAAAACCATCGACCACGGCATTAAATGCTGATAGCAAAGGTTGAACAAAAAATATAACCACGTCAAATAAAACTTTTCCAAGTTTACTTAAACCGTCGGTAAATTCCTTTCTTCTTATTTCAGCATCTGCAACCGATTCCGAATATTTCGCCGTTGCTAAATTGTTCGCCTGAGTGACTTTTAAATTCTCTTTGACTTGCTTTTGAAGATTTGTGTCTGCCTCAAATAATTTATCCGTATTGCTTACAACGTCACCAAGTGTTAAAACATAATCGCCAGCATCCTCACCAGCAGACTTGAAAAGAGTTGATATTAATGTTTGTAATTCTTTACCAGATACACCACTGTTTTTTATTTCGTCTGTTACAATCTTTAAAGCCTGTCCACTTGATATTGCACCGCTATTTAAATTATTGAATAATTGATTTGTAAACTCTTCGCCAAATGCACCAATAAAAGCATCCCTTGTACCAGATAATTGTTCCTTAACTGTTATTCCAAATTCCTTAATAGCATCTAAAGCCTTGTCGTCAAATACTCCTTTGTTTGCAGCGTCGATTGAAACGGCTAAAAATTCCTCAATACTCAAATTAGCTGCCGCAAATTGCGCGGGATATTCCTTTAATTGTTGAAGGAAATTACCCTGAGAATCCGCACCCTTTAAAAAACCTTTTTCAATCGCGTCAAAAGCTTCTTCAAATGATACTCCAAATTCATTTTTTAATGTATTTGCCGCCGCCGCAATGTCATCTGCATTTGTTTTAAATACCTCGCCAATCGTTTTGGCACGGGACGAAACAAGGTCAAGGTCTTCGGAAGCAACGCCAAAGTTTTCTAAGGCTAATTTAAGGTCATTTATTTCTTTTGCCGCCTGATTAAGATCTCCTATAATTCCGCTGATTGCATTAAATGCCGTTAATGCTAAACCAACCGCGCCTAATCCAATGTTTGCAGCCCCCGTTGTTTTACCAAGGTTTGCGAAGCCCATAGATAAATCACCAACCAATCCTGTAACATCGCCAATCGTACCTCCAAGCTTCGGGAAAAATTGCCCCAATGCCTCAGTATAACCACCAACGTTTCTTTGAAATTGTCCAACCGTGGCATCAATGCCCTTTAGTTTTTTATCAAGGTTGTTGATACTTACAAGAAGGTCTTTTGCCTCCTGACTTGATTCCTGCTCAGCCGCCGCCAAGTCCTTGTATCGGTTACGCTGGTCATTTAATTCTTTGCTTAACTTTCGATAAGCCCCGTTGGCTTTGTCAGTCGCGGTTATTTCTTCGTTGCGGCTTTTGATTTGTTCCTTAACAACTTTGTTGACCTCCATTTGCGCCGCCTTCAAGTCAACCAACTTTGTCTCAAGTTTCTTGATTTCTTGAACGTCGGTTGTTTTCTTGAGTTCCGCGTTTACGTCGGCAATGGCTCTTTTTAATTCTGTTGCCGTTTCAACCGTTTTACCTAAGCCGTCTATTTGTATTTGAAAACCTATTACTTGTGCCATTATCCTTTTGTTACGCCGTTTACAATAACTTCATAATTTGCCCCATCGTAATGGGTATCCACATTGATTCCAATGGTTGAACCACCGATAATATATTGAATCGTTGGTATCAACTTTTGCCCGTTCTGGAATACAAGTACATTTGCATTCGTGTTACTTACCTGCGTTATGCCTGAGTTAACCGCCAAGACAAGTACGTTGGTCATCGAGTTAAGGAACGGCGTATAAGACAACTGAATGTTTACCGTCGCTCCATTTGCTCCAACCAATCCGCTGCCAGATCCTGTCACAGTGCCACCTTGCGGCGGTGCGCCTGCCAAAGTAATCGTATTTGATACTTTGTTTAAATCATTTACATTTGGCTTTTCGTCGTATAAGATAACGGTGCGCGCTGGGCTATTGCTTTTGGGATTGTATTCCAATTCTTGAATGATGAAATTTGAACTTCCAATCATTCCCTTGCGCCTGAATGACAGTTGCGTTATGTCCTTGTTTTCCCATTTGACAAAGGTCGTGTATTGCTTACCAAGTTCAATGCGTTTATAAGTTTGCAAGTGAAAAGTTTTGAAAACGCCTTGCATCACATTTGTATAATTTGTGACTTCGTCGGAAAAAGAAAGGTTAAAATCTCCGCCGCTCGGGTCATTGTAATTTACCATGAAAGCCGCTGGAAAATCAAAAGCCGAAGCCGCTGAACTTGCTTCATCGAACAAACGAACATACCCGTCTAAGCCGTTGCGCCTTCCTGCGTAATAAAGCAAACGAGGTGCCAAGTTATAATTGGGTTCAGCATCTGGCACGGTGTTATAATCGTCACCGAAAACAAGGGGCATCTGCGCCCCGTATGTTCCACCCGTGGTAATGGCAACGTCGTTTATATGAATCGCTTTTGCAAAGAACTTTGTATATAAAAATTCAATGCCACTCGGGAATCTGTCCTCTGGGAAATTGTAACCACCTGAATAAATGTTAACGCCGCGCCTTGCCTCCTCTTTGTTTGTTGTATCGTCGTCCGTGGCGTATGCCAGCACCTGACTTGATTTATAATTATCTAATATCGTCAATTCACTTCCATCAATGTCACGGGTATTCAAATCGTACTTATTCGTGTCCTTAAAAAAACCGTCAAAGGTTGTAAGGGTAATCGCTCCGCTTGCGTTTGCCCTGTACCTTACCGTATAATTGTCCTTTGGGTATGCATACACTTGTTTGCTTAATACGTCGGTTTCCCATGCAAGATTGAAAATGGTTGTTAAGTCTGCGATAATATCCTTTACATACCATGAATTAGGTATAATGTATTCCAAGTTCACCGTTTCACCTTGCTCTAATCCTTCCTTTTGCGCAACCACGGACAAAGAACCATCAATGGTAAGGCTAAAGGTTACGTTCTCGTACCTCAACCGCATTTTAACTAAGTCCCCTGCGACCAAGTCCCCAAGGAACTCAAGGGCAATGGAATCATTCAATGATGTTTCATTTGTCAAATCATACGTTGAAACGTTGTTTCCATTAACCTCAAAGAAAAGAATGAGTTCTGCGAATTGGTTTATGTCACCGATTGAAGCCGTTAAGTTAACGTTTAACTCAGCAATCAACTCGTATAAAGCATTAATTGGAACGGTGTAAACGCCGCCTGAGTAATTGCCACCCGTATCAAAGTTAGGTGACGTTGTTTCGTTTGTGAATGCAATGTCAACCGTGCCGTAATCACCCGCAGAATAAACGAATGATGAAGGCGAAGGATTGGAAGCTCTCATGTTTACAAAATCCGCAATATAATCAGCATCTAAGTTAAGACCCATGGGAATAATCAAGCGGGAAAAAGGATCTGTTTTGAAAATACTGTTTAATTGGTATCCTTTATTTTGAAAAGCCTTTTCCAATATTTGCCAAATGAAAATGGCAGGCGTCAACTCATTGTCAACAATGTACGTTTCGTTTTCCCACGCTTTCCATTTCATCAAGATGAAGCAATGTTCCGACGTCAATGGATTGTAATTCGTTTTAACCGTTGCCGTGGAAACGGTTATATCCTGCCAACCAAGTGACCTGACTAAGATATTACCCACGTCGGCAAACCAATCTGCGTTGTTTCCAATCAATGCGACCTTGTAATTATTCGCCTTGAATCCGTGGTTCATCGCATTTAATTCACCTGAATCCAACCGTGCTTTTCCCGTGAGAATTGGAACGCCATTTGCCTCCAGCCGTGCGGGTAATAACTTGTAAGCATTGTTAACAATGACGTTTGGCGTCTCAATGTTTTCAAATATTTCTATGTTTGTCTTTGTGCCTGGTAATGTTACATTCCTTTTCGAGTGCGCGCCCGATATGTTACCAAGTTCAATGTTCTCAATGGAATAATCAATGGTTACATTAACATCCTTTTGGTTTAAATCGACTTCTTGATTATTTATAAATAATTTTATCATAGCTGAGCGACTGGCGTATTTTGGTAAATAATTTCAAATGAAACACCAATATCCGTCGCCCTGTTGTTATCCGTGTTTATTTCCCCGTTGGCAATGGTAACATTTACATATTTGCCATTCTCAATAATGTACACCTCAGGACTGTTAAACATTGTGGCAATGTACAACGCATCTTCATGACTTACCGCCACCGTGACCGTCTTACTTTTGTTTGACCTTTGATTAACTTTAATTACATTTTTATCAAACGTGTTAGCCTTTGGACTTGCGGCAATGTTCCACCGTTGCGCAAGGTTAATCGTGTCCGCGTTGCTTGTTTGCTTATCAATCATTAAGCCTGTGAACTGGTAACTTTCTGCGCCGCCATGTTTACCAAACCAATGAAGCTCAATGTTATCATTACAATTTGGATAAATGTAAATGCGTTGCCTTTCGCTTAGGCGCGTGTATGCACCTGAGTAAACACCAACGGAAACATCGTAATAATCGTATAAATCTGGGTTCGTTGGAAAATTGCCAGCGTGAAATATGGCAGTGTTCCCAAATATATTTGATACACCAGCGGACAATGAATATAAGTCATTGTTTGCCGTGGAGTTTAAATTGTCAACAATGGTAACGGCTGAGCTTCCTGACTTAAAATAAAATTCAAATTGAGCCGCATTTGTCCCACGTCCCAAGTAACTTAAAAATATATTACCTGAGGAATTGCATTTTATAAAATCATTCCTTTGTGTAAGGAATAAGAAAGGATTCGCCGACGGTTGATAAAAGTCACCTAAATCATATTCCCCATCGACAAACAAGGAAGGCAAAACGTATGCCGTGGTGCTACTTTGCGAAGCCGTGGAGGTAACAACAAAGCCCGATGAATTAATTGTTTGATTAAACGCCGTGCAATACAATGATGAAATAACGTCGGTATTATTTGTAAGGCTAAACCCGTAAAGATTTCCGAAAAAACTTGTTTTGGCGTTTGTCTTTGGTGCAAGTTGCGTAATCAAGAACGATTGGACATTTGTGTCAAAAACCGCCGACGTTCCACTTGTTCCCGTTTGGGCTGCTAAGAATGAGCCTTCAAGAGTTCCGTCAAGGTAAACATTTACTTGCTGCTGGATAACGCCTGAGGGTTCAATGGAGCGAAAAGCCACGGGGTAAAGGGAACTTGATATGGTATCAGGGTTTATCGTGTAACTCATCTGTTAAGTATTGATTTGTAAAATGTTTCAACCGTTGTTTCAATGCTATATGTAATCGCCATGTTTATCAAGTCAGCCATTTCAGCCTCCTTCTTTTCAAGTGCCTGTTCAATGAAGCCCGTGCGTTTTCCCGTCTTTGAATGCTTTTGACTTTTAATCGTTGGCATTCCTTCTTTCTTATGTTTACTTGCAATGGCGAAGGCTATTGACTTTGCTTCTTTATCGGAAGCGCCAAACCTTTGTTTTGCGTATTTCATCAGCCCTTTAATGTATTCGCTTTCCTTCCGTCCGCTACCTGGGTAATAAGGAATCCGTGCCGCCGTGACCCCTGAGTTGTTTATCGCCATGTAATCAGGAACAAAGCCTTCAATGATAATCTTATCGGTTTCCATGCGAATAACCGTCTCCATGTTCTTAATCGCTGCCCCTGTCAAGTTGTGCCCTTGTGCTTTCCATTCATTCGCCACGGCGTCAATCGCCATTTGCGCAATGTCATCCGCTAACTTTTGTAACTCTTTCTCCATAATGAAAAAGGTAACCCCGAAGGGCTACCGTGTTTTTTTAATCAACGCGCAAGGTGAGCGCTAAGGCATTGAATTTCACTTCATCACCAACCGCAATGGTTTTTGACGTGGTTAATAATCCATGAAACAAAAGGTTTCCAGCCGCCGAGGAATCAAAGACGCCCACGTAATCAGCCACCGCCGAAGGTGATGCACTTGTGGTAATCGTCAACGCCGCCGTGTTGCTTATCGTTGCCGTGCTTCCCGTGGTTGTTGTCCAACCGCCTGCAGCAACCGAGGCGCGCGTATAAAGAGCCGTGCCACCTGTGCCCGTGTCCGTTGGATTTCCGTTGAATAATTGTACCCATGTCGCCGTAGGCGGCGTCGGGAACGCTCCGCCGTTAATCCAGTCAAGTATCTCATTTTCCATGTAATTTGAAAAAGCCATGATATTTATTTTTAGTTAAGGTTAAATTCTGTATTTAATTCCCAATTTCCTATTTCCTCATTCCATATATACATATTATCATCGTTAGGATAAGGTACAGGTGATTCCCATAGGCAAGAGAATTCATTTAGTATCCAAGATGCATAAGGTTTTGGTGGTATAAATGCATCTCTTTGTTCGTCGTAATAGTAACCAATGCCCGCATAGTTTTTTCTAAATGCTTTACTTTGGTTTTCACTTGGTATTCCATTAAAATAATGAATGCCACCATTAGTGTTGTATGATGTTCTTTTGTAAATTTCACCTGTTTGTTGGCTAATTTCTACTTCTCTATGTTCATCTTCGTCCCTTGCTACGGTTACAAAGACTACATAATTTTCAGCGTTTAATTTTGCAAAGTGTGCCATATTAACTAAATGTTACGGTTTCAGAAGTTGTTGTTGTTGCCGTTATTGTTATTATTTTATATCCACCAGACGTTACCGTTGTTTGAGTAACACCAGAGCTAAATGTTGCGGTTTTTGTGTCTGGTATTTTTATTATTATAATTCCTGAACCGCCAGATGAACCAGGAGTATTATATCCAGCACCACCTCCTCCTCCAGTATTTACAGTACCATTTATAGATTCTGTAGATCCTCTACCTTTTCCACCACCTCCAGAACCTCCAGAACCTCCAGTACCAGAACCAGCACTACCACCACCACCACCAGCATATACTAATAAACTTCCTGAAATATTAGTACTTATTCCATTCCCTCCATTACCTGGAATGCTACCAGAAGCACTACCACCATTTACACCAGCTCCACCACCAGCTCCACAACTTGCAGCTCCCGTAGGGGCGCCATTACCACCATTATTTCCTTGAGAAGGAGACGTAATAGGTGTATTTCCACTACCACCTAAAACTCCAATAAAAGGATTAAAATTAAAGGAACCACCACCGCCACCAGAACCACCATTTAAGCCTGCGTTATTAGTGCCACTAAAAGAACCACCACCTCCTCCACCATTTGATGTTATAATGTTAAAATTAGAATTAGAACCATTAGATCCTCTTGCACCACCAGAACTAGAACCACTGCCGCCAGCACCAACAATAACTGAATAGTTTTGATTTAAGATTATAAATTGACTACTAAAATTCCTGTAACCTCCAGCACCTCCACCACCAAAACCACCACCTCCTCCACCACCAGCAACTACAAGGTAATCAACTGATATTTCAGCCGAAGGCGCATTTACCGTCAAATCTGCCGTTGTTGTCCCAGTGGCTAACAAGGAGGCTTGCGGCAACTTGCTAATCAATGCCGATGCGTTTACATTTGCCGACGTTAACAAGGAGGCTTGCGCCTTTTGCACAAAGTTAATATCACCCGTCAATGATCCTAAAGCGGATAAATTAGCTTGCGCCTTTTGAACAAAGTTAATGTCAGCCGTCACCGTTGCCCGTGCTTCCAAACTTGCGGCAAATTTCAACACCGTGGTCAATGATGCGGTCAAGTTGCTCGATGTTACAATGTTTGCAATACACTGAACCAACGCGATAACGCCAGGGTCGCAATTCGTGGGAACGACTAAATTAAAACTAAGTTGCACGGTAATCATTCTTTGAAGGCCCGTAAAGGAATCAAAGGTAATCGACGGCGCTTCGGGAATAAAAAGGTAATTGGGTAAAATGCTTTGCTTAATCTTATTCAGCCTTTGTACAAAGTAATTTGCATACTGTTGAAGATTTGCCCATTTGTCAATTTGTAACGTCGGGTCTTCATCGCCCTCGTTATCGTATCCAAGTAAATCGTCAAAGAAAATGGTCACTTGATACGTGTCTTGTTTCCTTGTTTGGTCCGAGCCTGTTATCGTTGGCACGGAAAAGAAAACGCGCGGAAACTCGTTCAATTCTTGAAAGTCCTCAGTGTTTCCCTGTCGAACACGGTCGGAAGCCCAACCGAAATTGTAGCTTTTTATCGCCGTTATGTTATCCGCGGTATCTTTGAAAATGTCGCTTATTTCCCTGATGTTCATTTTTTACTTTGCTTTTGTATCTCATTGTAAAGATTATCCTCAGCCGCTTTGCTCGCAAGGTATTGAAATACCTCGTACAAATTTGCCTTTTCGCTTGATTGTAAGGGCGTCAAGCCTGCCAAGTTAAACAATCCGCACTCAGCTATTTTCTTAATCGTCAAGTACCAACCGTATTTATCATTCAGTTGTCTTGAAGCTGCGGCATACTTTCCATCGCCTTGCGAAGCATAGAGGTCTGCAAATCGACTTGATAACTCTCGCTTAACTTCGTCAAAAAAAAACCAATTTCAAAGCCAACTTGTAAAGGCAATTTTAAAAAGTCAATGCAATTACGTTGAAATACCTCGTCACTGTACGCCTCATCTTTTTTCCTGAGCAACACGGCGATGACATGAAGCAAGCCTTGCGCATCATTGTTTTCAATCGCCTTGCGCCCCTTGTCAAATTGGGCTGCTTCCGCGAATTCAAGCAACGTGGATTTTGCCATTAGCTTATCAGGAAGATAATACAATGTTTCGTTGAAGTCATAAATCTGTTTATACTTAAGTTCTTCGGGTACGCTTATCGCATTGAGTATCTTTGAAAACATATAAGTCAAATATTTTAACTCCAGACTTTCCGCAACCTTGCCATAACAGGCGTCAAGGGGAATGCCCGTGAAATAATTTACCACCTTTGCCATGTACGGGTATTTTACCTGAGCCTCCCAGACTTCGTCCATGATTTCAAGGCACTTGTCCAATGCCTTTTGATTTGCGTTGAATTGGTCAATCAATGCTGGAAGGAAACGACGTACATTGTCTTTGACATTATTTGTCAAAAGGATTATTTCCAATTCTTGCACGACGTCCGTCGGCGTTGTTTTCAAGTCAATGCCCAACTTCTTTACATAGGGTTTGATCTTTTCATACGCTGCCTTCATTTGCTTTTGTGCAATCAATGCGTCAAGTTCAACCTCAGGGTATTGAGGAAGGATAAACTTGTGGAAATAAACGTATTGTTCCAACGTTATATCCGCGGCGGTCTCAGGATAAAAATACTTTGTATCGGAGTGGCTTAAATGAAATTGTACCATTATTTTCGCTTGCTTTTTCTTGTTGGTTCTGGAATGTTATCTGCGATGCTTGCGCTCGGCTCAATGTTCTTTTGATTTTCATTAACCTTTGGGGTTAATACTTTTTCATGGCTCACCAATGGCAATGATTCAGGTCTTTTTAATTCCCTGTACATTCCTGTGCCCGTCAACCGTACCGCCTTTTCCAAGTGAGAACGAAGCAAAAGAAGTTGTTTCCTTCGCATGGGGTATTCCTCAATTTCAAGTGTTATCACCTTAATCAAGTCAATGATATAGTGAGCCTTTTCGTTGTTTGTCATTTCGTTATGATATTTTTTAAATGCAATTCCCTTGCTTTGTCCTTTGGTGTCATATACTTTCTATTTCGTGTTCAACCTCTTCCCACCAATAATATTCATCTTCGCTGCCTTCTACCTCAATGTTCCATTTTTCTTTCATAACCTCCCGTGCGGTAAACAAGGCGCTTTGCTTTGCAAGGATTGAAACAAGGATCTCCTGTCCAAGTTCGCCTCCGATGCTTTGAATAAGGTTGTGGTAATGGGTGAATAATTCCTCTGCTTTTTCTTTTGGCGTCATAGGTTTTGTATTTCTTTTTTTACTTCTTTCCAATAATTAATGGAAGGGGATGTGTCATGTGTAGCCGTTAAAAGATAATGGATTTTTATTAACTCATCCACGGCAACCAAGGCGCATTTTTTAGCATTATTTTTTTTCATGTTATCGCCTAAAAATGAGGTTATTTCATTCCTGAACTTATCAATTAACTCCTCTGCTTTTTCTTTTGGTGTCATAGGTTTTGTATTTCTTTTTTTACTTCTTTCCAAAAATTAGTGTGTTCAATGCTATTATGTTTCCAAATAGCACATTTTAAAATTTCATCAACCGCAGTCAACGCGTGTCCTTTTGCCTTGGATGAATCAATATATTCCACCCAGCCTTTTGTTTCTGTTAAAATTTTTCTGCGTTCACTAAATTTATTTACTAATTCCTCTGCTTTTTCTTTTGGTGTCATGTCTTTTTAATTATGCGCAAGTGAATCAGAGCCTTGCATTAAACGAAGTGAGGCATAGCGAACTCCGTCAATCCCGTGCTGATGCATATCCATTGGCGTTGAAGATTTCTTGTCATTCCAAATATAATTCCTTAATTCAAACTTTAAATTATACGATTCCTCTGTTACAACAATCGTAAAATCAAGCATTCGTTTTATTCCGTCAACCACGCTGCCAGCGTACTTTTCCGTTTTATTCACATTGATTCCGTTTGACAAAAGCGCGTCAATCAAACGTGGCTCACTTGTATCAGCAACAATCATAGCATCCGTTTCAACCTCATTCCTAATCTTTGTAACAACCATGTCATAAGAAAGGCTTTGTTCGTAAATGATTTCCTTTACATAAATCTTATTTGCCGTGGTATCAACCGCAACTTTGACAAGCGCCAAGGGGTCTGGATAAAATCCGAAGTCAAGCCCGTAGGCGAAAGGTAGGCTTGTATCAAATTCGCCCTCCACCCAGTTTGGAAATATTACGCCATGTTTCTTATCCAGCCACTTGCCCAAAAACCTGTGCGCGTATGCCTCAGGTGACTTGCTTTTAATCGCCTCAATCTTTGCGATGTAATCCTTGCTTATATTATGGTAATTGTCAAGGTACGTCGTATGAATATGCGTTATGTCCTCATGCGTGCTTATCGGGATTGAATGCCCGTCAATCGTCTCCATGCGGTGCGACTTTTCAAACCAACGTTTCCAAATCCAATGCTCCACGTCTTGCGGGTTCATGACAAGGATAACAAGGTTAGGGGTGTCAGGCATACGAATGGATTCGTCAATGGTATCGAAGTCCTTTTCGCTTACGAATTCCTCAGCCTCGTCCACGATGAAAACATTGAGCCCAGGTATTGACTTTAACTTTGCCGTTTGATTTCCTGAACTTGTTTTGATTCCTGAAAAGATTATTTCACTCTTTGTAACCTTGTGACCAATTTGCGCGTTCGTCATGTTGAACTCGTCACCCACGCCAAGCAAGTCAATCTTTTCCCTGAACTCAGGGATAACGGAAATGTTGGCGCTTGATAACGTGTACCTTGTAAACAGTACCTTCCAATTTTTGTAAGCAAGTAACATATTACAAGCCCAAAGCCCCACGGTGAAAGACTTTGCCGAACCACGTCCACCCGTGATGAGGAAGTAACGCGTCCGCGGTTGCCAAAGGGCTTGGTATTTGTCACTAACTTTTATCTCCATCCTTTGTAAATATAATCGTTGGCACGGTCACCTTTTCCCCCTGCGTCGTGATATCAATGTTTTGCTTTGCCTTGCCATAAGCACGGTCAAGGAGCAACTGAGCCGCCTTGATGTCACCCTTTGCCGCCTGTTCCCTTAGCTTCATGATAATTGCCTCGGCTGCGGTAATACCGTCTTTTTCCTGACCCATGACATTTGCCATGATAAGGTCAAGGGCGGGAAGTTTTTTAGGGCGACCTGTTCCAACCGTGTTTCCTGATTTCAATTTGCCTCCGTGTTTTCCTTCCCTCATGATTCGAGATTTAAACGAGAATTGATTCCATTATTTTTAAAAACTTTCCAATCAACAAAATGATGAATACGGTTAAAACGTATTACAGTTTTTGCATATTGCGGCCACTGTGCCTCTAACATTTTTGCTTTTAAAAGTTTCTTTTTTGGGTCATTGCCTTTGTATAATTCATCTTGATTCCCTCCTTTCATTTTTTTGGACGTACTTACTTTATTAATTGTATAATAAACACAACTTCCAGTACTACCTCCATTATGTAATACTTGTAAACACAAATCTACATCCTCATTATATTTAAGTCTCCACCGATAAGGCAAACTATTTTTTATTAACAATGCTGAATAAATATGACAATTATTTTTAAAAGGTTTTTTAGGTATTTTTCTAACAAAATTATATTCCTCAAATCCTCCCAAATCAATATTATTTTTTAATGTGTAATTTTCAATATATGACAAAGATGTTTTTATGTCTTTTATTTG